TATTGATCTCTTTACGGTAGAGGAATCGTGAAATAACACATTGTAGTATGCTTCTGAGATCTGGTCGACATATATTAGAGATGGTAGACATTAGTATTGTTATATGGATATAACAATACTTAACACAATAAATCATTTATGATTTATGAGATTAATTAAAGATGAGTAATATGAGTAAATATCTTACAAAGACGGTTGCATATCTACAGGATGAGGATTTCGATGAGACAGGTAAGCTAATTGCTTATGGTGTACCGAAAGACATTCCTGTTGTGGTATTCCTTCAGAGCAATTTTTGCAAATTCTCAGATGAAGTGAAGCCAATATTTCAGGAATTTGCTGATGAGAATGTTGGGAATATATTTGCAGCTACTATTCAAGGTGATGGGACGATGGAAGGGGAGGCTGAACTATCAAAGAGAATCAGAGTTATATGTCCAACCTTCAGAGGATTCCCAGACTTCACTTTGTTCTTGAATGGCGAACGAGTGGACAAGAAAATTAAAGGAAGGAGCAAGACGGATTTGGAAGATTTTGCGAATATGTAATCATCGTATTTGAAGGGAAAAATGAAACCGAATATCACTGCCAGCAATTCTTAACCTGATGATTAAGTATTACGATCATGAATTACAAAATGATTAAAAGACATGATTGTATCTTTGTATAAGAGAAAATGGTATGGATCAACGGGTCTGATGAAATACAAGTATACGGATTGGATACAGTTAGCAGTCTTATTGACCGAATCGCCGTGCACATGGAAACGTTGCCAAAATATGTATACTTTCCTGAAGGAATTCCAACAATAGATACTTTGAAGAATCCTGAAAGCGACGTGACAGTCGAAGACTTGCAAAAAACTATTATTAAATTATCAAAATCTGTCTCTCCAGGTGACTTACTAACGAATATGGAGGGCAAGCTGAGTCAGCAATCATTGTCGTTGACTGAAGATATAATTCCACTTTATATAGTGAACAACGGTGGATTGAAACATGCTCCAAATGGTCTCATTGATTCCATGGTTTTTAACATGGCTACGGAGTTTGAAGAATTGGGATTTACATCTCGACAGGTTGATATTAAGAGTTTGTGGACGCAACGGAGGACAATAAAACGAGATATGAGTGACGAGATAACCTCTCTTGTAGAACAGGACACAAGGAGACTCGAACAATATGTGTCATTTGATAACATACGTGATGGAGCACCTTCGACAGAGTTTCAACTACAGAAAGTGGACTTTCAATTGACGCTCGGGTTTACACATATCTTCCTGCTTGAGATTTTTAATAGGATACGATTGAATGCATTTGCTCCATTTGCTTCTATCACAGGTTTTTACAAAATCTTGAAAGACCTCATTCCTCCTGAGCATTGGGCTGTTCCTCTGGAAAATGAGATATCTTTGAGAGTCCTCGAGAAAGAGAACATGTCAGGCTCGAAATTTGCGGATTATCCGGATATTCGCATACATGTGGAGGGGGAGCCAGGAGAAGAAATTGTGACCGCAACATTATCGCTAAGACCATCTGGTGGTAACGTCTCACCAGATGAATTCGTAACTCGGTTTGTACGTGTATTAGAACCAGGTATTACTGATCCACTCACCCTTGTTACAAGTATGACAGAAAGTCAAGTGAACGGCGTATTCTATTTTAGAAACACTTGGTTTGACAAATACATTCTCGCAGACTTAGCCCTAAATAATCCCCTCTTTTCTGCATTACTCAGTATAGATGAGAGTGAAAAGGCAAGTAAGGGAAAACCTAGTGTGTATATTCATTTTGATCACGACCAAACTGGCCACATTACTGCAAATTTAACTCCAAGAATTGTTAAACAAAGAGACCCAATTTCGCGAGAGTTAGGACACGATTTTTTCCCAGTTGGAAGTCGTTACGTTAGAGTTAAGGTTAGCAAAGCACGTGATCAGGATGCCGTGAATAATTTCCGAGAGCTTCTATCCCGACTATTTGTATTGTACGATCAAGATGCACCTGAAATTGTCAAATTTTATCGAGATTATATTGAAGATTTCGGAGAAATCAAGGAACCTCCGGTGCTGGACGAAAAAACTCTCACCCTTCGAGAGCTTGCTCCGGAAGTATTTAGACCAGCATACACACGAAAATGCCCGACTAATCGAATACCAACAATTATTTCTAATGAGGATGCAGCAATTGCACAAGACTCTGGTAAAGATGTGATGACTTTCCCAAAACCTGGACTAGGAGTGATCCCTAGAAACTATGTATGTAATAACCCGAAGTATCCATATCCTGGACTGCGGGATAACCCATTCGATAATTCGAGCACTGTTCCATTCCTGCCGTGTTGCTACGTAAAAGATCAGGAGGATACGCGTGGTACTTTGTACCGTCATTATTTTCTTGGGGAAGATTTGCCTCGTCGAAAGGGAGCAGCTCAGCAAAACTTGTACACGACAAACAAATTTGTACCATCAGGAGTATTCGGCACTCTACCTCATGTAATCACAAAGATGTTTGATTCTCTTGATTACGACGACAAATTCATGTTCGTGCGAGAAGGTGTACAACCTGGGAAGAGTACGTTCCTACACTGTGTTATTGAGGCACTAGGTGAAGAAGGTATTAGGACATTAACACACAACGATGAAATCAGGTCATTACTTTATTCAATACGAGAACGCCTAGCACAACCTGAGTATGCTGCGTTATGCAGACAGGAGATGTATGACTCTACAATCGATGAGATAATGGATGATATCGCAAATCCTGATGTGTATTTCGCTCCGTCTCTTTTTGTGAATCTTCTCGAACAATACTATGAGTGCAAAATATACATATTCACACGTGATCAGGGAAGTGGACGCCTGGTACTGCCTAGACATCTCCAGTCCTACTACACCACAAGCAATACATATCCATCAATTTTTATTCTTGAACACTGGGGTGGTGAGGCAGACGTCGCAACATTTCCACAATGTGAGATAATCGCAAGATGGGAAGTAAAGAAACCAAAAGGGTTACAGTATATATTTGAACATGATAATCGTATCGCACAAGGTGTACGACATGTTTACGAATATATGCGGAGATCATACGTTATGGGACGACAAATCCCTTTCACCTCCTTCCCAATAGGCGATATTGATATCCTAGGACAAGGCTTTGATTCATACGGGAAATGCAGACTAGTTGCGGTCTCCTGGAGAAACAAGGTTGTAACCCTTCTCACATCTCCTATGCCTGCATTAGCAACTGAAGAAATACCTGCATCGACAATCAACAAGATATCCATGGAAGAAGCATTTGAATTCGCGAAGGAATTGGGAATACGTGTCTTGGGACAGGGAACGATGGAGGGTCTCGCTAAAGAGATTATTGGCAACGTAGGTACTGTGAGAGTGGCAATTCCCATACACGACAGCAATATCTGCACAGAGATTCCAGATTTTTATGGTATGAGTTACCCGTCTGAACACACGTCGGCACTCGCTACGTACAACAGAAATAAGAAACTTGCGCGCTATATTACTGATTATATCGTATGGCTATACTCTACATATATGCACGAACGCGAGGACGAAGACTTTACTATAGATAGCATGTACGATTTTGCAGAGCAATATGTTCACGTACAGGAGGATTTCGAATACGGAGAGGTCGCGAAAATATTTTCGACTGATGGTGGAGTAATGAGTAATGGTTATCTTGTTGTCAATTCTCAAGAGATGCTAAAACGTCTTATGTACCTTCTCCGCGTAATTTGCCAAAGGTGGTACGGAAAAGTCATTAATTACTATAAACGCCAATCAATCGAACACTTCTATGTTGACGTAACAGATTTTGACCAATACTCTCAGCAAGTCGTACTCGAGGGAGCAGATGCATTAGAGATATGGATCGCAGAGCGCGCGGGAGAAAGAGTCCTACATAATCGCGTTCTTATTGCACAAGAAGAACCATATTTCTTCAAGAATGACTTAATCGGGAAAAACGTATATCTTGCACAGAATACAGACAGTATCACAAAGGCGCTTTCTATTATACAGACATGGAGAGATAAACGTTATAACCCTGGAGAAGATCCAGAGGATAAGGATGACATTTCGTTTGTATTTTATGCCTATGTGAATTCGGAAAATATCACAGCGTATCATTATGGTGGGGAATCTAATGCGAAGGTTCTTGGGTACAAAATACATGGTATATCCTTCTACACAGCACTATTATCTCTTCGGTAATATTAATTAAAGATATAGCGACTTAAGTTCATGAATATAGCATACGACAATTTGTGCTCTCAGTCGAAAAGACTCAATGAAATGTTAGATGAGTTGACGAAGAAGATCCAGTATTATCGAGAAAACCCTCATAATTGTAAAGTATCGATTTCCTTCACAGTTAAGAGTAATCATCGAGTTGGAGTATATCAAACACGTGACATACTTCGCACGTTTCTATCAGAATATCTTGATACAACTAGTACGCCAGATGTAGGGTTCAAGACCCCAACGACATATGTTATTCTCTTCGAAACATCCATGGGAGATATAGAAAGATTGTTACCTATCCTTAACAAGGCTATTGAAGTTCATCCAACAGTATGTAGCGTTGAATTGAAACTGGTCTTACCGACAAATATACGTCTACCATATGTATTCTAATGATTATAACTCCTAAGGGGGGGACATACAGATTTATAAAATTGATTTTAAAGACATGCTTTCAAATCTATAATCGAGATGCCAAAAGAAAAATCAGTCGAAAATACCACAAACAACACAAAGTCGAGATCTCCAAAGAAGTCACCGGGATCGGAGAGGAAATGGAAAGCACAAAAATTGACAACGAGCGAGCACGCTCTTCTTCGTCCCGACATGTACATCGGTTCCGTTGATCTTGAGGAAGTTGAAGAATATGTAGCTCGAAAAATTGATGAAGAATATCAAATTGGAAAGGAAATCATAACCGCGTCTCCTGGACTACTCCGAATATTTATTGAGATTCTATCGAACGCAATTGATAACGTATGGCGAAGTAAGAATACAAAAACCCCTGTGAAACTGATTGATATCTCGATTAACGAGGAAACCGGGGAAACAAGAATATGGAATGATGGCATGATAATTCCAGTGGAGTTAGACGAAGAGAATGAGTGTTATAATCATACACTTGTATTCGGAACCTTTCTCACAGGAACAAATTATGAAGATGACAATGAGGAAGAACGCATAACTTCGGGCCGGAACGGAGTCGGGAGCAAAGCGACATGCGTATTCTCAAAAAGATTCACTGTCAAAGGTTGTGATCCTCAAAATCATAAATCTTTTGAGCAGACATGGACAGAAAATATGAAAGAAACCACTGGACCGTTAGTGGAGAAGACAAAAATGAAGAAGGGGTTTACAGAGATAGTATGGACTCCCGATTTCACACGGTTTGGGTTGGAAGGATATACACCAGATATCATAGCAATGTACACACGATATATTATTGATACAGCGATGCTTACAAAAGTAGAAGTTAAGTTGAATGGGGATGTGATCAAAACTAATACGCTTGAGTCATACGCCCGTCTTTACTCAGCTCCCACAGATGAAATGCTTATTGTGTCTAAAGATTCAAATATGGAAGTTGTTTTGACATCTGCTAATGATGCTGATCATATCTCTTTCGTTAACGGTATATTTACCAAGTTAGGTGGGAAACATGTGGATGCATGGGCAAAAGAGCTGTTCGACCCAATTGTACAACACTTCTCAGTGAAAGATAAGAAGACTGGTAAGCTTAAGCCACAAGTGTCGCTAAAAGAAGTCAAACAGTTCTTCCGTCTTTTCGTGGTGTCTATTATTGATAAGCCTAAGTTTGACGGACAAGAGAAGAATATGCTGAAGAGCCCCAATGTTGAGGCGAACGTATTGCCAAAGCAGATCAAAAGTCTTCTAAAGTGGGAAGCTATGGACAACATCGAAGATCTAATTCGCGCAAAAGGACTATCTGGTTTGAAGAAACAAGAGAGGAAGAAGACTGGATATGTGAAGATCGATAAGTTGGACCCCGCAAATTTCGCAGGAACAAAGCGCTCACATGAGTGTGCACTGTGTCTTTGCGAAGGAGACTCAGCGGCAACGTATGTCGCTGGTGGTGTTGACATAGGATTCAATGGTAAATCGGGGAAGGACTTCATAGGGATTTACGCCTTACGCGGCAAATGTCTAAACGTACGCGATTGCAAAGACGACAAGATCGAGAAAAACCAAATCATTACAAACCTGGTACAGGCGCTTGGTCTTCGATATAATGTCGATTACACAAATGAGAAGGAATACAAGACTCTTCAGTATGGGACGGTCGTACTCGTAACAGACTCCGACGTAGACGGTTTACATATAGAAGGGTTATTACTGAATTTTTTTCATGCTCTCTTTCCAAGTCTTCTCGCGAGGGACAATGCGTACATTACAAGCATGAAGACACCGATTGTAAGAGTTATACGTCCTCGTACATCGGATATACTGTTTTACGATGAGAGGAAATATCTGGATTATTGCAACAAACAAACTACGCAAGTGAGAGCAAAATACTATAAGGGGCTTGGTAGTCTGAGTTCCACTGACATTCCTGGGACGTTTGGTGTTAAAATGGTTGAATACGTCCTTGACGATAACGCTTCATCAGCGATGAACAAAGTGTTCAAAGATAAGTATTCGAATGCGAGGAAAGAATGGATTGCTGAGTACAACCCTACGATCGCCCTTTCTCTTGACGACGAAGCCGCTGTAACGCAAATGACGATATCGCGTTTCTTCAACGACGAAATGATCAAATTCTCGATAGAAGATTGCGAGAGATCCCTTCCTGCGATGGTAGATGGCTTGAAAGAATCCCAACGCAAGATCTTATATGCAGCAAAGTTGAAGAATTTGAGATACAAAGGAGAATCGTTCAAAGTCGCGCAATTCGGAGGATTTGTTGCGGAAAAAACGAAATATCATCACGGAGAAGACAACCTTCATAATACTATCATCAAAATGGCGCAGGCTTTCGTAGGATCTAACAATATCCCTTTGTTCTTTAGAGACGGGCAATTTGGTTCGCGGCGTAAAGGAGGGAAGGACACACCAAGTCCTCGCTATATCCACACAACAATGGATTATCTCACTCATCTCATATTTCCAGAAGCAGATGACAAGCTCTTACCATACAGAAATGAGGACAATTACCAGGTTGAGCCTGAATATTATATTCCTATCATCCCGATGATACTTTGCAATGGCGCTCATGGTATAGGTACAGGATGGTCGTCAGATGTACCATGTTACAATCCTCTTGACCTGTGTAAAAGTATCCATATATGGTTGGAGATGGATGGAGATATATTTGAAGAAGACGAACAACTCGGTACGGTTTGCCATCTTCCAGAGATAAAACCTTGGTACAGAGGATTTAAAGGTACAATTGAGAAGGATAATTCGCGTTATGTAACTCGTGGAATATGCGAGAGAGGAGAGAAACATAATACAGCCGTCATCACGGAACTTCCCATTAATACATGGACACTCGACTTTAAGGAGAAGTGCGAAAAGTGGCTCGAGGATAAGAAGCTAAAGGATATGTCTGACTATTCTTCCGATACGAACGTGCATTTTGTCTTGACGGAAACCACAGAAGGTTTTACATGTAACCATAAGACTCTGGACCTCCAGTCATACCTGTCTGTATCAAACTTAGTCTTGTATGATGCACAGGGTAAAATTAGGAGATACAAAGATACATCACAAATCATTCATGAGTTTTGCCAAGTGCGCCTAAAATACTATGTGAAGAGACGTGAACATATCCTACAGGAACTACAACTTGAACTTAGACGCCTCAGCAACAAGGAGAGATTCGTCAGGGAAGTAGTTAACGAAGAACTTGTAATCATGAAAGTACCAGAAGATGAAATAGTTCAGGAACTTGAAACTCGTGAGTACGACAAGGATGAGAAGGAAAGCTACGATTATCTTTTACGTATGCAGATCCGCACGTTCACAGCAGATAAGATTGAACAGCTGCAAAACGATATTCTATCTACACAAAAAACATACGACAATACACTTGCTGTTACTCCAAAGGATATGTGGAATAATGAATTGAAGATATTTGAAAAAGAGTACCTAAAGTGGTTACCCATGATTGAGGAAGAACTAGCCAAAGGAAAGAAAGTGAAGAAAGTGAAAGCTAAAGTGAGTAAGAGCAAAGTCGGCAAGAAAAAATAATTGAATTTCCGCGATATATCTATAACCAAAAGTGAAATGTCAATAAAACATGTACTATTCTATGATTCGAAGGATGAGCATGGACAATACGCAAACTTCTACCCTCTCTCAAAACCTCTAAAAATAGGAGAGGAATATTGGGTAAGCACCGAGCAATACTTTCAAGCAATGAAGTTTCGGGGGAAAGGTGCAACTAAGCGTATGATAGAGTACTCGAATATAATAAAGAATGCTGACTCACCCATGAAAGTAAAGATGTTAGGCACACAAAAACAAAACATGCGATTTGGAAAAAAGTGGAAAATCAATAAGAAGACAGATGAACGCCTTGTAAATGACGTTATCAGTAAGTACAAAGATATTAAGATGAGAGATGACTGGGATGAAGCTCGCATTGTTGTTATGGTTAATGCATTGTATCACAAGTTTACACAAGATCCAACACTGTACAAAATCATAACAAGCCTACCAGATGACGCATACCTGGTGGAACACACTACTAGAGACAAGATATGGGGAGATGGAGGCGATGGTGGAAATGGAAGTAAAGGTTCCAACTATCTCGGAAAATTACTTACAGCCCTTTCATACTACCTGAAACATGGCGATACAGACATGCCAACAAATCTGAAAAATAAGATACAAATCAGAGGTGATGTATTAGATATTCCTGCACCTCCTTCCTTCTCAATTCTCTCATGGAATATTAATGGTATCAGATCCAATATAATCGGATTGTATAAAAAGTGTGGAGTTCAAGAGATTGAATCATCCAGTAACCTTGGTGTAATTATCTCTTTATACGATCCTGATATACTTTGCTTCCAAGAAACCAGATGTAATGAAGAGATCTCAGAATGCATACAGATCCCAGGATACTACCAGTACTGGAGCTGCAGTCATGGTGAAGGTCCGCGACAAGGAAATCGATATTCGGGAGTGTCGATTTGGACGAAAATCAAGCCAAATGAAGTTATTCTCGATCTTCCAACACTTCCTGAACCAGATAATGAAGGAAGAGTCATCATCCTTGTCTTTGATAAGTTCACGTTAATGACAACATACTCACCGAACGTAGGTACTAATATGGAATACCGAGTGCATGTGTGGGATGTAGCTGTGAAAAAGTATCTCAGACAACAAAAGAAAGCCGGGATTCTCACGATATGGTGCGGAGACATGAATGTCGCACCCGCTGCCCCAGACGTTTACTTCTCCAATCCACAATCATCTCGATACTGTGAAAAGAGGATGTCAGGAATCGGATGTAAGGCAACAGCAGGATTCACAAAGGAGGAACGCGATAACTTTGCAAAGATATTGAAAGAAGGATATGTAGACGCGTTCAGATACTTATACCCAAGCGTAAAGGATTCCTTCACATGGTGGAGCATGAGAGTACCATCAGATAGAAAGACCAACAAGGGAATGCGACTAGATCATTTTGTATTACCCGACAACGCCACAGACTGTATATTGGATGTGAATATCCTCAAGGATATAGACGATGAGAGTGTTCACGTATCAAGTGATCATGCACCAATCATACTCTCACTACGACCAGAATGTGTGCTCAACAACGTAGGATGTGCATCTCTGAAAGAATGTGTGTTAAGTAAAGATGATATTTTGGGATACGGTATTCGCCAGATCTTAGGAGCATGTCCGCGGACAAGTAAAAAACAGGCAGGTAAGTATATGAGTATTCTAGGTAGCGCGGCTGGGGGACAATTAACTCTTAATAACTTCCCAAGAGTGTATGAAATGTGGGAGAGTGGTGAATTAAAAGCAGGTGCATGGCCAGAGAAGATGCGTGCATACTCAATGACATTGTACGAATGGCTCCAATCTCAAGAGGGAGATAGTGTTAATCTGGATATTGTGTACAGGGCATGGAAAAATAAGGAGTTGGTAGGACTAGGCGAGTGGTCTATACTATATATGGCACGATCTAGATGCGGGGCAAACTGCTGGGTACCAGGCGATTCACGAGTAAAGAAGAAGATGGTAGAAGCAGGTCTTTGTGATGGTAAGGATCATGATAAGACAGCGATTAAGTTGTATGGAGATCCTAGTAAATCATATCCTAACGTGTACTTTGGTGATGAGCTAGGAGAAGCATTCAGTAAATTCAATGGATGATATATTGCATATCAGCCTTCTAACGTATAACAAAAAATGTGTTATATGTTTCTATATGATCTACAAAACCCCAGTCCATTCCTGACTGGTAACAGGAGCGGCGGGACCACCATTCGGTGTACACCAATTTGTATCAATTTGATGACGACTTTTGCAAGGTGGACACCATTGATCATCAACGGCAAGATGTGAACGACAACTTGCATCAAACCCGTTCGTATGCGGATCAGGATCTTTTGTCCCTTTAATACGCATCCAATCTTGAACAGAGTTACACCACATCGGCTTGGGATTTGGATGATGATGAGGAACAGGATGCTTGGTACAATGCGCGTCAAACCCGTTCGTATGCGGATCAGGGTCGGTTGTACCTGTCATACGCATCCAATCTACGTTGGAGTTGCACATGATAGGCTTCATATGTGTGCGGCAACTAGAGTTGAATCCGTTAGTATTGGGATCAGGATCGTGAGTCCCTTTCATGGACATCCACTGTTG